TATCTGCAAATGATTAGGGATGTAACCGGGCTTAACGAAGCTAGAGATGGTAGCAACCCTGATAAAAACTCTTTAGTAGGTTTACAAAAATTAGCTGCAGCTAATAGTAATACAGCTACAAGACATATACTTCAAGCTAGTCTATACTTAACACTTAAGACTTGTGAAAATATTTCATTAAGAGTAAATGACTCTTTAATGTTTCCGCTTACTAGAATGTCTTTAATAAATAGCATTACTAATTTTAACACTAATACATTAGATGAGTTAATGAGTGTTAATTTACATGATTTTGGTATTTATATACAGCTTGAACCTGATGATGAAGAGAAAGCTCAGCTTGAACAAAATATACAAATAGCTTTAAAAACTCAATCAATAGATTTAGAAGACGCTATAGATATTAGAAATGTTAATAATCTTAAACTTGCTAATACTTTACTTAAGAAAAGAAGAAAAGAAAAGCAAGCTAAAGATCAAGAGATGAAGATGCAGCAAATACAAGCTCAAGCACAAGCTCAAGCTGAAACTGCAGAAAAAGCTACGTTAGCAGAACTTCAAAAACAAGAGGCTATGACTAACAGTAAAGTTCAAATAGAACAAGCTAAGTCTCAATTTGAAATACAAAGACTTCAAACAGAAGCTGAAATAAAAAGAAGTTTAATGCAAGCTGAGTTTGATTATAACATGAAACTAGCTAAGCAACAGGCTGCAACGTTAGCGGAAAAAGAAAAACTTATTGAAGATCGTAAAGATAACAGAGTAAAATTACAAGGTACTCAACAAAGCGAAATGATTACCCAAAGAAAACAAGATGGTTTGCCTATCAATTTTGAATCTAAGGGTAATGATGGTTTAGGTGGTATTGGCTTAGAGCAATTTGCGCCTAGATAGTTATATTAATTATTATATTATATTATGTCAGAAGAAATAAAAGAAACAGCCGGAGGTGAATTAACTCAAGGCGAATTTAAAATTAAAAAGAAACCTAAAAAGTTAACTCAAAATAAAGAAACTGTAACAAAAGTTGATTTAAAAAAAGAAGAACCTAAAGAAGAGCCTACGGAAGAAAAAGTAGAAGCTAAAGAAGAAACACCTGTAGTAGAAGAGGTTAAAGAAGAGGTTAAAGAAGAAACACCTGTAATAGAAGAAGTAGAAGTAAAAGATAAAGAAGAAGTAAAAGAGGTTGTTGAAGAAATTAAACAAGAAACAAAAGCAGAGCCGCAAGTACAATTGCCAGAAAATATAGAAAAGCTAGTAGACTTTATGAAGGAAACTGGTGGTACTGTAGAAGACTATGTAAGATTAAATAAGGATTATGATAGTTTAGACGGTGAACAATTGTTAAAAGAATATTATAAAATAAGCAAGCCTCATTTAAATATAGAGGAAATAGAATTTTTAATGGATGACAACTTCGCTTGGAATGAAGACGAAGAAGAAAGATCTATTAGAAAGAAAAAATTAGCTTATAAAGAAGAAATTGCTAAAGCCAAGAATTTTTTGGTTAGCTCTAAAAATAAATATTACGATGAAATCAAGTTGAGGCCAGGCGTAACACAAGAGCAACAAAAAATAAATGACTTTTTCAATAGATACAACGAAGAACAGAAGGTAATAAAAGAGCGTCATGAACGTTTTACAAACAATACTAATAGTATGTTTACCAACGATTTCAAAGGTTTTGAATACAACGTAGGTGAAAAAGCTTTTAGGTATAATGTAAATAACGCAAATGACGTTGCTCAAAATCAATCTGATTTAAATAATTTTGTTGGGAAGTTCCTAGATGAAAATGGTGAAATCAAGGATTACAGAGGTTATCATAAAGCCTTATATACCGCTAGAAACGCTGATAAAATAGCTGAACATTTCTATGAGCAAGGTAAAACTGATGCGATTAGAGATATTAATGCTAAATCTAAAAACATAGGTGACGAGCCTAGATCTACTGGATCTGGTGAGATATTTATAAACGGATTAAAAGTCAGGGCAATTAGTGGTGTAGATAGTTCTAAGTTAAAAATAAGAAAAAAAATAACTTAAACTAAAAATTAAAATTATGGCCAATAGTGGTTTTGTAGCAGGCGGAAGTTTTCCTGCTAAAATAGTGCCAGCTCAAAAGAAACAAGCATTAGATTCAAATTATTTGAATTTTGCTGATGGTTCTTCTGACTGGGCACAACAATATCTACCTGAGCTTTACGAAGCTGAAGTAGAAAGATATGGAAACCGAACATTAGGAGGTTTCTTAAGAATGGTAGGCGCTGAAATGCCTATGACATCAGATCAAGTATTATGGTCTGAACAAAATAGATTACATGTAGCTTACGATGATTGTGAGCATGATACAGGTGAAACATTTAAAATAAATGTTACTACAGATACTGGTAGAGGTGCTGATACTTGCGCGATTAAGAAAAATCAAACTGTATTAATATCTGATGTTAGTTC